ATGAGACTTAAAAAAGAATATGAGATGACGTTCAAAGAAGGACTTCGTCTTGGGATGCGTTTGACGCAAGCAAAAGCATATATACAAAATGCGCGTGATGCCAAAAGACTTGGTGATGACGCAATGGCAGAACTGTATATGGGTTTTGCCAAAGATTGGAATGACTTGGCTCGCAATGCGGGTAGAAGGTTTACACCAACCGCGGCTCACGAATCCGAACAACCTGCTTTTGATTTTGGTGACGTTGAGATGCAGGAACATTTATCAAAGTTACCACATCAACTAAAGGAGACAGGATGAACATTAAGAAGTTTAAAAGTGTGGCAGTCGCCATTGATACTTACAAACTATTGAAGAAGTTAGCTGCCGCCGACGATCGGTCGGCTGGTATGCAGATAACCTACTTGGTAAAACAAGAAGCAAAAAAAAGAAAAATTAAGGAGGCTGCATGACCTATAATAAAATTCATGATAAAATATACGTAACAAATAATTACAATATGTTTTCTTTTAAAGGTGGAAATAGAGATATTTTACGAAATGAAAGACATATTCAGAACTTACAGCAAGAGTTAAAGAGAAAACAACTTTCTTCTATTCCTCTTTCTGTTGAGCATCAAGGTGGTAAATATTATATCAACGAAGGACAAAATAGATTTGAAGCTTTACGAAGAGAAAAACTTCCTATTTATTATGCTATTGAAAGAAAAAAAATTAACATTGATGACATTCGTCGATTAAATAACACACAAAAGTCATGGAATCAAAAGGACTGGGTGGATAGTTATATTCATTCGGAAAAGGAAAACTTTGGGCCCTTCAAGGCTGTTTCACAACCGTACCATATGTACAAACATTTTATGACAAAATATAAAATCACTTCTAATGTTGCTTTATATTTGTTGGCGGGTGAAAATAATAAATCAACCACAAAACGTTTTAGAGATGGTCAATTAAAAATACCTGATTGGAACAAGTCTTGTGAAAAAATTAATTTTTTACAATCTATGGAGATTTTTATTAGTAAAAATTGGAAGCGTTCTTCTTTTGTGACAGCTATAATGTCGGCGTATGATGATTATCGTTTTCGAAAAAAACGATGGATGCGTAAGTTAGAATTAAATAGCAGAAAAATTGTTCTTGCTACTAATGCACTAGATTACATGGACATGATTAATGAGATTTATAATTTCAAAGAAACACAAAAAGTGTATTTTGAATTAAAGAATGCCAAAAATATCAAATCTTCTTTACGAAGAAACGGTCACGACGCTTTTTGGAATAATTAATGAAAACAGAAACCATTATGCCAAGGTTTAGGTCATACCGACCATTTAAACCAAATTGGAAGTATGAAAAGAAGTGTTGTGACGAGTGTAACAAAGAATACCTTACCGATAACATGATGGGTGTAAAAAGAGGTAGTTATATTTGTACTTGGTTTTGTATTAGATGTTACAACTTATCAAAACCATAATAGTTTGTGTCACGATTGTGGCGTGTGTGTGGCTATGGACCTCGCACTCGCCCTTTCGTTTATATGTAAATGATTGTACGAAGAATAGAGTATACAGCACGGAATATTGTATTTGGATGTACATGGAAATGAGAAAGGAAGAATCATGGCTAAGAAAGATCCTCTTAGAACTCGGTTACTAAGGGAGTATGTTAAGATATCAAAGACCGCGCCCCGCGAAGCAAAGACTTGGAAAGAGGTTGCCGCTCGTGTAAGATGGGAGCGTATTAGAAAAATTTTATGGAGGCGTTATGATCATATGCAGTCATTGTAAAGGGAATGGGTATATCAAGCTATCATTCGAAGCAGAACAATCCATTGAGCAGTGTACGGTTTGTCACTCACAAGGGGAAATCGATGAAACTAAGTATTACCACCAGACCTGGACAGAGGGCGCTGAAGATTCCCTCGCGGTGTACTATGGACCGCCCTTGGACCCCGAATCATTCAAAAACTACACGATTTCGGGAGAGTAATCCCGTTGTAGAGGTTAAAAAGGGACAAGAACCACCCTTTTAGTTGCGTAAAACGCAATAATATACTATATTTAGTAGAAATTTTTTTCATAAAGCCCCTGTTAAGAGCAAGCCTCATACGGGGGTTTGAAAGATGCTTATGAGTGATCAAGAGATTTTAAAGCAGCGAGACTTATTAGACACGCTTCTCGCCACACGGACCAGTCAATACGAACGAGTTAAATCCATGAAAGTTATGGATTCTATTTATTTTAAGAAGAAGTTACCAAAGAATGTAATATTATTCCCATTACAAAGGATCAAACGCTATGTACATCACACTTCCAGACAGCCCAGTAAGAAAAATATTTAAGTGCGATAGTTGCGAAAACTACCACATAAAATTCTTCGATCCAAAGCATGATAGGACATATACTCCATCAGAATGGGAGCAAATTGTTACTGAAGGTAAGGAAGCTTTGTATAAAGCATTGCAAGTTGTGCGTGAAGACCCTAAGTTTTTTGCATAAACACCCCTTTCTATAGATGTTTTTACTCAGATAAAGCAACACTCTCTTCTACGCTAGAACACAAGTTACCAAGTTACCAAGTTACAACCCTTATCAGTTACCAAATAAAGGTAACTTAGAGGTAACTTACACATTTATAGAAGTTACCTTTTTTATATTTACAAACATAACTCGCATTGCATGAGATGGTGAAATATTGTATAGTTTCTGGTAAGAAACATCTATTGAACAGGTGCATTATGGAAGAAGAAAATAAAGATATAGTAATACCACAGGCATTTTCAGATGACCTGTTTCACCCAAAGATAACTGGAAAACAACGTAAATTTATATTGTTGCTTGTCCATTCTGAAGGTTTAAAGACTGCCAGGCAGTGTGCTATTGAAGCTGGGTTTGCAGTTGGTTCTGCAGTTGTACGTGCTTCTGAGCTACAACACCCTGAGAAATATCCTTTGGTTGCAGGTGCTATTGAAGCTGAGAGAAGAGCTATTGCTGAAAGATACAAATGTACTCAGGAAAGATCGTTATCTACATTAGCTCGCATCAGAGACAAAGCGTCTGAGTCAGGGAACTGGAACGCTGCCGTAGCTGCGGAGACCAGGCGTGGTCAGATAGCTGGGTTGTATGTTGATAAGAAAGAAATTCTTACAGGTACGATTGATTCAATGTCAAGAGATGAGGTAGAGCAGAAGATTCAGGACTTGAAGAAGCAGTACAGTATTGAAACTTCGTTTGAAGAAATAAAAGAATTAGAAAATAAGTCTTGACTATAAAATAGCATGGGACTATATATCCCTTAGAAAGAGAGGAAGTATGTTAGCAATAGTTAGACCAGACTTGTATGAGTATACTGCATTACCTATGACGGACGAATTGTTCTGGCGTAGAATAGAGAACTTGAGGCGTGCAGCGCTGACTGCTGAAGATTTTGAGTTTAGGTTGTTGTATTATAATCAAATGCTAGAACTGATGAAGAGGTGTCCATGACAAAAATCCTAATAACATTGTTGATTCTTGTTTCTTTGTATAATTTCAAGATGCTTCTTTTGTTATTTTTTGTTATTTATTTCTTTTTACTGTAGTGAAACCAGAGAGCAAATTTTGGAAACAGGTAAAGGAAAATCTAACAGATATCCATTGGACTAGATTAGAAAACAGGATAGGACAAGGTATACCAGACTGCTACGGGATCTCTGCTGGTATCTCGGTTTGGTTGGAACTTAAAGTAATTCGCAGTAACAAGATTGTTCTGTCGCCTTTTCAAAAATCGTGGAATTTTAGCCATAGTTTACAAGGCGGGAGAAACTTTATTATCGCAACGACCTTCCCTCAAAGCTTACTGTATATCTTTCCAGGAATCGTTGCTCCATCCATTGGCTCCATTGCCCATTGTCCTTCCCCCAATTGGCAGATAAATATGGTGCACGACCCGCATCCCTGGCAGCAGGTACAACGCATCATTCTCCATTCTCCATTGCCCAGCTCACAAGACCAACCACAATAGTTACCAGCTGCACGTGCAGCGTCCCAGCTCAGGATGCAGGTGGCAAACGGATCTCCATTCTCCATTACTGAAGCCAGACTTAGAGGCATAGTATATATACCAGGAGCTGCGTCTGCAGCGGGAAGCTGAGATGGTAGCCGTCTGCATTTCCATCGGCGACCAACGTAGCTTTGGTAAGTATAGTAGTTACAGGACTGGCGTCACCAGCTCTGGCTGAAGCTGGTGTGGTAAATAAAATGCAAATAGCTCTTGACTATCGAATAAGATGGGACTATATACATACCTGTGGCTACCGAATCCGTTTGGAAGTTTCATGAACGGCCACACGAGTCAGGAGCTGAGGAGAACCCACGGGCTTCCATAAGCAGA